TCCTACTGAAAAAGCAAGCTTTTTCTGCTAGAACATTTAGCGAACAAACACGTCCTTTAATGTTAATTTACACTCTGTTTGGTTGAATTTAACGAATTTATTGAATTTTTTAAGTCTTTTTGAGAGTATAGGCCAAATAAATTTCTCTGAAATCTGTTTGTCCCAACGTTTGGCAAATCCTAGAAAATGGTCTAAAATTACCGTTGTTTGGAAAGTTATATTTTTCTTAATAAGAAGTTGTAACAACCTTGGATGCTGTCCATTATTGCAACTAAAACCAGAATCAAAAGAAAGAGACCTAGTAGAAAAGTCATCAGCAATCCGTAAGCAATCGTTTCTAAAATGGTAACTAATACCATCGGTATATTTTTTATAGTTGAGATAAACTTGTTTGCCATCTTTACTTAATAAATTACCAACCCATTGCCTGTCATCGTCTAAAAAATTAGCAACGAAGAAGTCTGTTATTTCATATTTATCATAGTGCTTACTTAACTTATGGAAGAAGTATCTATCATTACGTTTGGTAAATGTCTCTAATTTACAATTGACCTTACCACCATAATTAAAATAATCATAATTATCTGTTGTAAAATGTAATTTTATTGCCAGATAAGTTTTAAATACCTCAAATCCATCATGCATATATTTTTCTCAATTTTTATGCCTGTTTCTGTTGCAAGGTACAGGCAAACCCCGGCTACCTAAGCAGCCATACGATAACTTTCGTTGTCGTTTATAGTTTTAACAGTACGTTGTTAGCGATTTAACTCCAAATAGTTTTAGTAGCAGTCGAATCTAACTCACCCCCTTAAAGCACACACGTATGTGTTTTGAATTGGTGGAGGTGGTGGGTACTGCCCCCACGTCCTCACTAGTTATTGTCTATTCTTCAACGTCAAATTCCTTTTATACCGGTAGCGACCCTTGTTTTGGTATGTTTAATAGTTTTAAATTAATGGCCTCTACTTTTAATTTTTCTTTTATCTGTTTATTGATAAATGAGTTTACTCTACCTGGATCCAAATCTTTTAATTCACATAAATGTATAATTGCGTCCATGTAGGAAATCTTTTGTTTTCTAACTGTATTCTCAATCTCTTGTGAGAAAGTCTTTGAGTTCATCTTTATAAGTTCCATAATTATTCCCCTAAAGTAGTTCTATCAAATGTATGATACATGATACAGGTTGATTGTCCATTTGGAATATCTACTGTTGCTACTATCTGATTTTCTTTTGAATAATGAGTTACCATCATAACAGGTTGTCCACTTGGTACGGCACCTGCTCTGCCTAGACTAGCATTCTCTAATTGAAATCCTCTACGTAATATAAAAGCGTGTACGTAATCTGGCTTACCACAAATAACTGGCATGGTACTAGGTGCTAGATTAGGGTTACCTTCGTAACTCTCTGGCACTTTTACCTCTGATAGGACTATTGTACTGAAAAGTACAAATAGGAGGATTAGGTATTTCATTACATCTTTTTTTTATTAAGTTCTTCATAATATTTATAAAATCCTTGTATTGCTTTACCTAATTTTTCTTCATATGGTGCTTTTTCTTTTACAAAAGGTACCATTGAGCCATCTTCACCAGCAATTAATATTACTAGTTGATCTATTTTTTTCTTAAATAATTCTTCATACATTATTGCATAAGCACATGTTTGTAAGAAATAGTTCTCTATCCAAGATTCTTGTCTTTCTTTGTTTGCTGTCTTGAAGTCTATTACAGAAAGTTTACCATTATATTCTGCAATACAATCCACTTGACCAGCAACGGTCAACTTATGACTGTACATTATTGTTTCTAAACAATGTATGTTATTGATCTGATCTACGTATGGTTTGATTAGTCTGAACATACCTAAAGGTAACACACTTCTCTCACTTGGTGTTTCGCCTTTGATATACTGTTCAATTAATGTATGTGTAGATTTGCCTCGTCTGGCTGCTCGTCTCATTTCCCAATTAGCAACATCTTCACCAATACTATCTCGCCATTTTTGTAGTTCTTTTTTCTTTTGAATACCAAGTACTGTAGTAATTGACGGATAGTTTTTACCATCTATTTCGTAAAATCTGAATCCATCTATTTTTTTACCTTTAGTCTTTGGTAAAACGTCTTCATTTAGTTTTATAAATTTAAATTTGCTCATAATGTACCCACTTTAACATAACCAATGTAAATTGTCAAGCCTTAAACACTTCGGAAATTGCCCATTCTCTTTCTTTACACCAGAAACAGGTATTACCACAACCAGTTTCAGGTCCTATACATGAAGTTGTCATGTCTAATAGATCAACAATACCTTGGTCTTTGAATTCCTGGACAATAAATCTCTTATCAATCTCTATGAAAGGAGTAGTATGATTTATATCTGCTACTCTTTGATTTTTAGAGAAGTCTTTACCACCTTTAATACGGAATAACTCACCACCAAATGTTTTCTGAACATCTTCAGGTGGTCCTAATGATGTACCATGATATGTATGGTCAATTATACCACTTGCTTCTAATTGTTTAACAAGTGGTCTAATGTAATCTTGTTTAGCACCATTTTTACCACCATCTGTATCAAATATTGTAGATAGAGGCCACTTGATTGATACCCTTGGACATCGCTTTCTAATATATGGGATTATTTCTGGTAGACCATTTGAGTCACCTGGTGCCCACATATCATAACCATTAAATGGTTGTATCTTTATATTTAAACCTTTTTCTCTAATAGTATTAGCTAAAAGATAACATAACAAAGTACTATCAGCACCACCTGACATGGCGACACCGATAGTTTCTTCATTTAAATGTTCAAGGTTTAACTCAATTAATCCAAATTTGTTATCATATTTCATATTTTAAATTGACCTATACAATTGGTAATGGTCGTTAATTAATGCCGAGGATTCTCTTAATTTGTCTCGGTCCTGCTTTCAGCTAGGCTTATATTCTTCATAACAAGTTTTACCTGTACCACTTCTGTAAGCACGTAAAATTTGTTTTCTATTATCTTCACTCTTATAAGAACAATGTATCCACCCACTGTTAGGTTCTTCTAATTTGTGGTATTCCAAAATCATTTGGTCAAACTCCAAGTTGTCTGTTATCCACTTACATAATTCAGCGTTAGATAATCCAAAAATTTCAAAATCGGCCGCTTCCCCTTTGGCATGCTGGGAATTTTGTGATGATCCTATTGCCACACACAATTCCGGACTACGGTACCCACTTGATACTGTAACCACTTTGCTATAATGATCTCTAACTTTTTGTAATACATTCTCACATAACATTTTTAACTTATTAATCTGATCTTCGTTAGGGTTATTATTAATACCCTTACGTTCAGCTGTTTGTGAAGCTGTCAATTCTTTTAAACTAAAGTTACTACTTAATTTCATTAATTATCCTCTTGTTATTTTTAATATCTTCTCAATCTGTGCCTTGATAATTGGACCTCTGTTAGGCCAATGTATGTAAGGTTCAGTTGTTTTACTTAAATTATATAAAAAAGGCAATACTATTTTCTCTATATCTTTGAATTTAATTTTAACTGATTCATCTGATATTTCTTTTGTAATAGTATCCTTCTCTGCCACGATTTGCATAATTTCGTTCATCATAGATTTTATAGATGAAACATCGTCTTTAACTTTTGAAATTTCTAACGTTGATGATTCAATAGCCTTATTAGTTTCTGTAGTATCTACAACAGGTACGTCCTGTGTAGGCATTGATGAAACTGGAGTCACTCCCCAATTATCCGTTAGGTCAAAGCCTCTCATATAATCTGGTATATCTTTTGCCATATTATTTTGCTCCTTTTTTACTTTGTCTTGCTAGGTGTTTTTTGATTACTTTCTTTGTTGCTATATCTTTCGCCGATCTTTTTCCATATCTATTTGCTAATTCACTTCCTGGGTGGGCTTCTGCTATACGTGATAGATTATCTTTCCAACCACTATCGTTCTTCATATTAACACCTAAAACACCACCAACTATATTTATGGGTTGTGGTACTTGTGTTATATGCTTATTTTTCTTCATATAAATCTCCATTTCTGCAATGGACATCATTTCTGTAAATTCTTTTTTATTTCTTTTATTTCTAAACGTGTAAATTGGCATTAGCAATCCTTATAATTCTGTTTATTAATTCACCTAATCCATTTTGTCTTTGCATAGTAAGTAATTCTCTTATGCCTAATGGAACAAAACTATCTACTGTAAGATTGGCAACTTCTTCTACTGGTTGTCCATTAACTATTTCAGTTACCACTTTGGCAGTACCTCTAGTTATGTGTGCCTCACCATCTATTTGATACATCATACTATTATCTTCTCTCTTTCCACCAATAATCCATAATTTACTAGCACAACCATGTATTCTATTTTCTTCTGTCTTAACAACTTCTGGTAATGCCTCTACGTCTTTTGCTCTATCTACCAAATATTGTATTCTGTCAATTCCTGTTAATGTCTTTAGATTATCACCAGCTTCTTTAATTCTTTCAGTTATCATTATTCTTTAAATCTTCACACTTGCTACTGTCACCTAAACAATCAAAAAATTTCTCCATTGCAGTCAGTTCAGGTTCCTCTTTATAAAAATCTGGACATCCATCGTCTGTACAATAGTGTTTATTTTTTGTACTACAACCACTTAATAACACAACTGTAATTGTTAATAACATTAAGAATAAAGTTATATTTCTAAGCATAAAATCCTTTAATAACTAATGACATACCAAATTATTCCTTCATCTTTTAAAAATTGTTCTATTTCTGGCCATTGACTTGCTGGAAAATCATGTACCAACGTATTCTCTCCTACATCTTTGTAAATCACTAACCTCATATATCATGCTACTAATCTGCCCAAAAATTTAAATATATCAACCAAGGTACTAATATTGGATATACCACGTGTTCTACTATTTCATATAATATTGCTAATGTTAACAGTATTGCCCAAAACTTTGAGTTCTTTGCTTTTTCTGAAAGTTTGCTAAATATTTTAGAGTGCCATATTCCTATTTTTTTTATTATTGCTTCCATGTTATAATGCCTTTCCAAAAGTGCCAATTGGCACTACATCAGAATGTAAAGCGCCTGTCTTTCTATTATCGTAATACTTTTTAAATCCCATATCTTCAAAGTAAAATGCTATATCTTCAGCTGGTACTTGGTCTGATACTATACAATCATATAGACTTTCATATGAATGTGGATGTGGCCAAGAGTCACATACAACCTTATTTATTTTTTTGTTTTTTCTTTTCATTTAGTATCCTTCCATAATTAGGCCAACCAAATTTATCCGGCGACTCATCTGTATATCTCCAACGAATAACTCCTGTATCAGGATTTCTTTCGTATATTTTTTCTTTTGTTTCTTTTTTTACCACTTGAAGTAGCTCCTTTATGTCTTTAACCTTTTTGTAAATTAACTGCCGAAGGTCCTTTTTGACCTTCTTCAACTTCAAAAGTTATTGCGTCACCTTCATTTAGTTCTAAACCTGCGTCTTTAACTGCTGAAGTATGTACAAAAACATCTTTTTCATTGTCTTCTCTTGCTATGAAACCGTAACCTTTTGTAGGGTTAAACCATTTCACTTTTCCTTTTATACTCATCTTATTTTTTTCTCCTTTCCTTTAATCTTTTCCCTCAATACTAGTCCCTTTGAAAGGATCATTTTCTGTATCTCTTTTATCTTCATTAAATTTATCTTGTATTTTTGAATCAACATAAGGAGTCTCAATCTCAATCTCTGCTACATCTTCGTATGTTACCTTAATGTCTGATAGTCCTTCTCTTAAAATCTTTTCTTCCTCTATTGTATAAGGCCTCTTTTGTTTTATATCCATAACACAATAATTGCTAATAATATAAGAGCATATCTTGGTACGTGAAATTCTCCAAGTAACCATTTTTTAGCGTCTTTTAAATAATCCATCATTTCCTTTCCTTTTTATTGTTTGTATAGTCTTTACTTTTAAAACTTTTACCAGTATTTAAAACTGATCCTTTTCTACCAAATATTTCATTATAATTATCCTTATATTTTTTGGTAGTTATTCTACTTCTACCATCCCATTTAAATGTAGTAGATTTTGTTAATCTACCTTTACCTGGCATTTACTTTTTCTCTATTTTTTTACAAGTTTCTGTATCAGCTGGGTGTTCTTTTTCAGTAAACCATATGTAAGAATAAACTATATGGTTATCTTTTTCCATACATTTCTTACCAAATGATATTTCTTTTCCAGAACAGGCTGTAATTACAAAAAGTAATAATAAAAACGTCATTATTTTACCCATAGTATTTTAACTCCTTCTCTTTCATTTTTAATTTTATCAATAATTTCTTTAAACATCGTATCTATTTCCATTACAGTATCCCATAAAGTACTCATATCAGCATACTGTTTTGATAACATAAACAACATCAATATTATACAAATAGAGTTTAATAATACTGCAATTTTAATAATCATTAATGTAAATTTTTATTATACAAATCTTCTCTATTATATTTTTTACACAACTTAACAAATACACCATGCCAAAAGGTCTTAGCCCAATCTTCGGTAGAGTTTTTACAAGCTCTAACAGCATTGTTTATAAGTCTTTCAACCTTGTATTTTCCTTCAGTTATTCTTTCTATATCTATCGGTGCCATCATTATACTATACCTCATTTACTTATCTTTGTCAAGCCTCGGGTGAGGTGTTACTTTTATTTCTTTACAAACCGCCTCTATTCCTTCATCTAATATTCTGCTTACTTTACAATCGTAACCAGTTATCTTTGATAAAGCAACATCGTTGGTTGTAGGCATATCATTAGCCGCTAAAGCCACGTCTACACCTGTTTTTGTAAATGTTATTGTCTTATACGTTTCATATGTACCTGCACTTGTACCAATCCACGCTGGTAGGGTTCCACACCCATTCAATGCCACGAGCAATAATATTACACTAATTAGTTTTATTCTTATCATCTAAATTCACTATTTGGTTTAACTTTAACCTAATCTCATCTGGACTCATATCATAGTCTTTTACCACATTTTTATAACGTTTTAAATACTTATTATTTCTTATCAATCTGGCTATTTTTCTTTCTAAATTTTCTTTCTTTACAGATAGTGTTAGTTGTTTTTTCATTGATCTTTGTTTCAATGATATATTAGCCGCTATCAATAGTAATACTGCTAATGGATCAAATACAAATATTAATACTACTATAACCCACCTAACAGCCTCATCAAAATGGTCTTTTGCCTGTTCTCCATATATTAATTCAGCAATATATTTAATAGGTCCTACTTCGGCCTCTATCTTATCTTGTTCTAATGCTAAAACTGATTTTTCAGTTATTAAAATTGCAATCTCATCACTTGCACTATAGATTGCCTCATTTAAAAGGTCTCTTTCTTCTTTTTGTGCCTTTCTTTCTTTAAGTCCACGAGTCACATATTCTTTGTCTATATAGACTTCTAATGCCTTATCTAATAATTCTAATTGTTTTTCTGCTCGTACTACGATTAAATTTTGTTGATTAATTCGTTTATCTAATAATTCTATCTTAATATTATTACCAGATATTGGTTTAACTTGATCTAGGTGTGCCTTTGATAGGAAACCAAAGATACCCATAGAGGTTATGAATACTAATACTATAATTGCTATAAACAGATATGTTTTTAAAATTCTAGGTATATCTGAGCGCCAATTATGATATAGCCAAGTAGCGGCCACTAATTTACCAACTTCTAAAGCACTACCCATTGCAATAATAGGTACAACAGCACCTGCGAATAGAGTTGCCAATCCTACAATAGAATAACCAGCGGCTATTACAGATATAGAAATAGCAGTTATAAATGTTAATAAAATTAAGAACATATTAGTCTCTATAGTCTTTTCTTATCTTTTTAATAATACTTTTAACTTTCCAAAAGTAATCTTTATCAGTAGCATATGCTTCAAGCGTATCTACCAAATCTAAACTATCTGCACCTGTGGCCAATAGTTCTCTATATTTTTCATATAAAGTATGATTATTTAGAGTTTTAATATAGTGAGCAACACTATCACACTCGTGTTGGTATACCTTAACTCCCCATTTTTTAGGATTGTTTGTAGGCAACATGTGTGGTTCTTTTAGATCATAGGTTCTCATACCAAATAGGTTTTTACCTACTCTAGCAAACCTACTATTTCCCCAACCCGACTCTAGAGCCGCTTGAGCTAATAATAAATCTAAATCCACTTCTACAAGTGTCTTGTCGTAAAAGTAAACAAAATCTACACATTGATTCACATTTTTTAAAAATTGTTCATTGTTTGTATATTCAAAATTAGGTTGTATTGGCACATCAGCCATTGCTTGTTTCTTATAAAAGTGTAAAGTAAATACACAAGCTATAACTATTACTACAAACATTAAAGTTCTTCCTATTGTTTTTATTGTTTTCATAATTTCCTCGCTATGTAATCGTATCCGACCCATTCTAATCCTTCTTCATCTGTAAATGATTCTAATTTAGATTGATATAAAGATAATCCTTCTTTCATTTTTGCAACTTTAGCAAATATAACAGCTGCCTGTTTATCTGTAAAATTATCATACACGTCTTTAGCCCAATTACCAGTGTAATAAGTTTTTGTTGTACCTGGTAGATTTGATGGTTTCTTCAATTGTTCTAATTGTATCAACGCCTCACCTACTCTGCCTTTCAGGTAAGGGTCAAGTTCTTTCACTTTCCTTCTCGTCATTTCACTCATTATAAATCTAATCCTATTCTATTTAATTTTGTTCGGTAACTATAAAACAAGGAGTTATGGTTACCAGTATCGCCTTCATTGACCATCTGATATAAATGTACCATTTCGTGTGCCAAAGTACATGCAAATTCTTTTTTATTAGTGTAGTAAGGTCTCATATGGAGTTGGTATTCTCTAGTTCCACGTCTATCCCAATCATAAGTTAATACTTGACCATATATTTTTTCTTTTCTTTGGTGATCTCTGATCTGTTTAATCATTATCTTGTTAAACGGAGATAACTTGTTGTTAAAAATTAGTTCATTTAGCATAATAAAATACTTCTTAATATCTTTATAAGTTGTTTTATATTTTCTGGATTTATTTTTAAGGTCTATCTGAATGATCCTTTTAGTTTTGGTGATTCTTGACTTTACTGATTTTCTTAACATACTTACTTTTTCCTCTGTTTAAGTTAATCATTATATACAATCTTTATCAAGTGCTTTAGTATCTTCCAATAATTTACACTTATACTCGTGGTCAGCCTTTAATCTTAATTCTGTCATTACAGAATCTAAAATGTATGGCAAATGTTTCTGTATAACTGAAATCATTTCCAAAGCATAAAGGTGTCCAAGTCTTTCTAGTTCACTTTCTAGGATAGCCTTGTTGTCAATGTCACTGTTTTTAATAGTTTCTGATATAACATGTCCAATAACTGCGTTAGTGTAGTCATCTGCCTTTGCTATACTTGATAAACCGAACCATAATGTGCTACAGATTATCAATATTGTCGCTAAAAACTTTTTCATAATATAATATACCTTTCTTTTTATAT